TTAAAGTGAGTACTTTTCTAATTTATTCATCATATCTTGAGCCATTTTATCCGTAACATGCGTGTATATGGCTAGTGTTGTCTTATAATCACTATGTCCCACTCTATCTTGAATGGCTTTTAAGTTTATGCCTAACTGTGCCAGCGTTGATATGTGGTGGTGTCGTAGTGTATGTGTGGTAACTCGTTTCTTAATAGAACTAATCTCTACTGCTTCTGCAATGATATTATTAACCTTATTTAGATCCATTGGACTACCAGCAGTATTAGTAAATATAAACCCTCTATCAATAAACTGCTCATTCCATTGATTCTCTTTCTTGTTATCTAGCATGATTGATTTTAAAATGGCAATACTTTGAGTAGTTAAACCAATAGTACGATAACTAGCAGTTGTTTTAGTGGTGTCTTTTACGCCAAATGCACCCGTTTCATTATCTTTCTTCCACACAATAGTCCCGTCTATTAGCAATGTCTTATTGTCAAAATCTATGTTATCTGGTTGTATGGCTAGTAGTTCTCCTATACGCATACCGTTTTTAGCTTGAAATTCTATTATAGATTTAACCATCATATAGTTGCGCTTGCGACCAGCATGCTTTTTATTCTTAATGAGGTAATCCATACACTCTAATAACTCTTTTAGTTCACTATCCTCTAGGTAATTCTCTCTTTTTGCTTGTAACTCATCTCTAGTGATAGCCTTTTTAGGTATATCCACTCTATCTAATAATGAAATATCTAAATTACCGTAATACTTATCTATATATTTGAACACTGAACGTATAGCAATCATTAGTGCTTGTATGTGTGAACGTCCCATAGTCCCACTATTAGACCAGTTATCTATAACATCTTGTAAGTATTTGTGGTTGGTTTTAGTTATAAGTATATCTGATTTTATAGATTTCTTAACTGTACGGATATTACTCTCTTTCTCTTTTATAGTCGTTTCTTTAGAGCCAGAGTGTTTGGTGTAATGTTGCAGCCATTCATCACACGCATCATGAAATGTGAGTGTTTTAAGCGTGTTAGGAGTTAAGTCTTTAATACGTTGTTCAATGATTCTATTTAGTTCTAATTGTGCATCTTTTTGACTGCGTACATTGTTTTTATTGCGTATAACAGATACAGTTTTATATTTATTTGTTAATGGATCAGTGTAGCGTTCTAAATAGCGATAATTGGTATTACCGTCTTTGTCCCTTGATTCACGCACCCACATTTATATCACTCCTTGTTTAATTATTTATATGTGTACTCTATATATCGTATAACATCTACTTCATTTTTAAATTTGTTCGAAGAAGCAAAAGTATCAAGAACTTCTTGTTCTATATAATTGTTTACTACCACTTTATTACTACCTGTCAGATTTAAATTTTTAGATATAAATGTATTATCTTCTCCATCAATATATAATTCTCCGATGTTTAGATCTTGTTCATCAATGTATGTTTTTAATATGAGAGGTACCGTCAATTCAAAATCTTGATTGTTTAGTGTTAACAAGATATTAGCGTTATAAAAAATCATCTTATCATTTTCATTAAAAGACTTATCATTATTTAATCCAAATACAGTATTAATTTTATTGTAGTTAATCTCTTTGACGTTTATATCAGTTATTAATATTAAATCGTTTGGAGTGCAGTTAAACAATTCACATAATTTTGCTAGAGTATCAAATTTTATACCATCACTATAATCGTTGTATAAATTGGAAATAGTAGTTCTAGAAAGTTTTGTTTTGTTATGCACATCTTTAATTGTATAGCCACTTTCAGCCATTTTTACCCTCAAATTAGAAGTTATAAGCATCTTTTATCCTCTCCTTATTTATCATTATAACCAATATGGTGTTTAAAATAAACAATAGATAGTTGACAATCAAAAAATAATTTGATATTGTCTTAATATAACCAATAAGGTGGTTACTGTAATAAGTTTATAAATTACTAAAGGGGGTTTGCTGATTATGAAAAATAATTTTAGCGTCATATTAGGAATGAAAAAGTTGAGGATTTCTGATGTTCATAAAGATACTGGGATTTCGAGAACTACCTTACACACTTTATACACAGAAAAAAACAATAATCCTGATACTAAAACTGTCATGAAGTTATGTGAATACTTTGATATAACTCCAAATGATTTTTTTGATATCAATAATAAGGAGGATTCAGACAATGCCAAGAACAAAACTACAACAACTGCCGACTAGGGACAATGTAATTACTGATGATGTGAAAGTAATTACTAAACCCCTTTACGCAACGCCTAAGAGAATAGGTGAACTATTTGGGGTTAGTCGAAGTACAGTAAGTCGCATACTCAATCAATATGATCTAAATAATGAAGGTGTAGAAGATTTGTATTTTTCGCTTTCTGCAACTTTAACTGTGGTTGATATTGATGCGTTTCGAAAGTATCTCAAAGCTAGAAATAAAAAACATTTATAAATGGAGGAAATGTAAATGAAAAGTGAATTATTTGAAATAGTTAATTTGAAAGATGATATGGAGATTCTGCAAGAAAAATTTGATGATTTAATTCAAAGTAATCAGTGGTTAATTGAGGGACATTTTGAGAGTGATCGTTTAAAGAGTAAAGATGAAATGATGAAACATGGGATAGGATACTATGAACAGCGAATTAGATTGACTCAATCGCAAAAACTACTTGAAGTTTATCAGAAGGAAATGGACGAATTAATTTTTAAACTTGATTCAGAATTGAATAAATTACATGAAGAAGGTGCTTAAAATGACTAAATACGTATGTCTTATAGCATTGATGAGCATTATAGGTATAAACCTCATGCTTATAGGATTATCAACTATCCAATCTATTTATTTTGCCTGTCTATTAAGCAGTATTACGTGCTGGGGACTAATTCTATTATCAGAAATAAAAAGACCTCAAGTAGCGCCAACTACTAAAGGTCGTAAAAATAATTAATTTATCTAAACGTAAGTTAATTATACCACAAACCATGAATTATTTGGAGGGTATAGGCATGAGTTATAAACCGATAAAGATAGAAAATGATGTGAACATAACTATTCTCGAATACAAAAATGTGTATGCAGATAGCTTTAAGAAAGAGCATCATATCAAATACTCTGATTTAGTTAAAAAGTTATCAATACCAGCAATCAGTGAGGATAAATACGAACGTGGCGTATTCCTTGTTGGGACAAATAGCGATGAAAACAAAATTAGAAATGACGCCAACATGATAGATAGAAACATACTCATTCTTGATTATGATGATCTAGCTGATGATAAAGATTTTTTAGAGACAGTTAATAATAAACTGGGAAATGTTGCTTACATGATTTACTCAACATTCAATCATACTTATAAGGGTAATCGCTATAGGTTATTGATACCAATTAATAGACCAATAAAAGCTGATTTATATAGAAAAACTATTCAAATGTTTGGTGAATTGATTGGATTATCATACGACAAAGCGAGTGAAGTACCAAGCCAAGCTATGACGTACAGTGTTAAGCAAAATAAGGAGTCAGAATTTGTATTCAAGTACAACGATAAGCCTATTCTAGATTACGACTTTCTTATGAAAGCTACAAAGCAACACAAATCAAGAAACTATAGCAACACTAAGCGTACACAGGCTTTCTGGGACGATGTAGCAGAGGGTGTAGTAAATGGTAGTAGAAACCAAACTTTGACGTCTTTAGTGGGTTTGTTGCTTGCTAAGAATGTAGGAGATAAATTAGCTTATTGGCTTGTATATTCTTATAATCAAACGTTATGTTCACCACCATTAACAGATAAGGAACTTAATAAAATATTCGCTAGTATCTATAAAAAACATTACAGAATAAACATAAAGGAGTGATGATTGTTGAAAATACCTAGTGAAATAGATGAACTAATTAATGAGAAAAAAGAAGTGTTAGAGAACGACATCATTCCAGAAAATTATCAAATTCAACAAAATGGATGGTTATATAAATTAGTTGAAAAAGGTCGTGGAGATGATAAAGAAATCGTACCTATACTCATAACGTCTACACCACCATTTATTTCTAAATGTTTTAAGGATATCGAGAGTTTAATTGTAAGTTATGAAATGAAATTTAAAAAAGCTGGAGAAGTTACAACAATCCCAGTACAAGCAATAGAAATTGCAGATGCAAAAAACATTATTAATTTAGCCAGAAATGGTCTTGATGTAGATAGCACGAACAGGTTAGAGCTAGTAAATTTCATCAGTATGTATATGAGATTAAATCAGCCTGTAACTGAAAGTATCGCTACAAGATTAGGACATATTAAAGGTCATTTTATTCATCCTTTAATAGATGACGATATAAGACTTGTTATACATGAAGAAGGCTATAAACAACTTGCTAATGCTTTTAAAACAAAAGGTAATCTCGAAGGTTATGCAGAAGAGGTATTTAAGCCAATAAAACATAGTCCAATGGTTATGACATTCGTATATGCTTCATTAGGCTCGATATTATTACATGATTGTAATGTAGATCCGTTTGTAGTAGATATGGCGAGTAAGACCAGTACTGGTAAGACAACAGCTTTAAGAGTTGCTAGCAGTGTATGGGGTACAGACAAACTCATTAATGAATGGAATACAACACCAATAGATTTAGAACGTAAAGCGAGTATCTTAAATAGCTTTCCAAGTCTCTATGATGATAGTCGTAAAGCTAAATCATATCTATTAAGTGATGTTGTATATCAATTCAGCGGTGGCAAGAGTAAAGGTCGAGGAAACGTACAGAGTGTCGATGTTGTTAAGACATGGAACAACATTTTACTAAGCACTGGCGAAACTTCAATAGTTGAATATGGTAATGAGAAAGCTGGTGTAAGTGCTAGGGTGGTTACGCTACAAGATAATCCATTCAATGATGACGTGAATATAAGAGCGTTATATGAAGGTATAGAGAGTAATTATGGACATTTAGGATTAGCGTTTATAAAACAGTATAGTAAGCAAAAAACGTCCTATAAAGCCAGTTTTAAAACGTATGAAGATATCTATATTGATAAAGCTGGAGAAAACGAAGTTATGCAACGTGTAGCAAGATATTTCGCAGTGCTTATGGTAGCAGGCGAAATATTAAATGACATTGCAGGCTTTGAACACGATCACTATAAAAATGTTGACACTGCATTTCACAGAATGTTAGCCACCAATAAAACCCTAGATAAACCTAGAGAATTGTTAGAGGGACTATTAGAAGAATTAGATGCAAGTAGAAATAGTATAACTGGTGCTGGATATAGCGAAGTATACAATAGCGAATTAAAGGCGATATTCCATAAAGATTACTTATGTGTATTATCTAAACCAATGAAAGACTATTTAGGACATGAAGTAAGAACAATCACAAAGGAATGGGAAGAACGAGGATATTTAATTGCTGGTGCAGATAGAATTGTAAAACAAGTTAAACATAGTGGAAAGAGATATATAGGTTATGCAATTAAACAAGAAACCATTCAAGAACTAGGCTTTGACTTTAGAAATGAAAAATTATAGTACAACAAGTACAACATTGATACAACTTAAATATCAAAAACGTTGTACTCTTAAAAGTCTTTTATATCAACTGTTTTAAGGGTTATTTTAATAAAGGTACAACAAGTACAACATAATTTATAGAGCATATATTATATAAGATTTAACTTGAGATTCAGTTTAACAATCTGTGTATATATGTTGTTTGTAAAAAACGTTGTACTCGTTGTACTAACACTTATAAAAGCTTATATATAGGTGTTTAACTGGTACAACACTAAAAAATAAAAGTAGTACTTACGTTGTCCTAATGTTGTACTTCTAAAATCTATAGACAAAAAGGAGAAATGAAAATGACTAAACCATTAAATAAGGCACTGGAATTATTAAACAAGCTACAAGTATATCGAAAAATGACTAAGACGAAAGATGGCGTATTGAAATCAGAATTGGCTTCACTTAAAAAAATACCAATAAGAGATGAATGTGCGCCAAGTAGATTAAACCTAAAAAAATACATTTACTTAAACTCAAGAGATTTAACGTTAAGAGAGATAGAAGATGTAATCAAAGCGCTGCAAGTAATTGCACCAACAGTGATTAATGATAATAAAAAGAATGTTATTAAAGAGATTGAACAAATTAATAAAGTTGCTAATTATACGTTCATAGCATAAGGAGGGCTTTATATGAGTAGTTATCAAGATTCAAGTTGAACTTGATAAGTAATAAAAATCTAAATAAAAGAAAGTAGGAATGTAAATGGTAAAAGTATTAGAAAAACAAAGGGTGCAAGAATTACCCACAGACCACCGCCAAGTAGTTGATGTGATAACAAATGCACCTAACAAGTATATTACTAGAGATAAAGTTTTAAGACAATTACGTCTTGAAATCAATCAAGCCAATTATCGCTGGTTAGCAAGTATTATCAATGATCTTGTTTTAAGGTTTAATTATCCGATTGGTAGTTGTCGTACGAAGGATAAAAGAGGCTACTATATCATCACTAGTAAGCAAGATAAAGACGAAGCAATAAACACTATCGAAAGCATTATAAAGGGCAATATCAAGCGTTTAGAAGCACTACAATCAATTGAAATCAAAGATGAAAGAGGTAATCAATAATGACTGTATGGAACACACTTTTCAATGATGAACAATACAATAATATCACAAGTAAAATTGATGATTTGATTAAAGAAACAAGATTAATGGTTAAACGTCAGTTTAAATCAGATTTTATTGCTAAAGAGCAACGACCAAAAGCGATTGCTCTACAAAATGAGTTGAAAGAGTATGCACAGAATAGAATGTCAAAGCTACAAGATGAATTGGAAGGCATAAAGCAACAATACACTTATAAAAATCATGATAACCCACAATTAGAGTTAATCAGACGACAAGATTTACAAGCGAGATTATCGCTATTAGATAGTCATGATCTAATTAATGAAATTAACAATGCTAATCTTGAAGATATTTCAGTTTTTGAAGTTGGTATATATCAGAATATGCTAAATGAAAAAATGACAGATAGCGACAAAGCCAAAATTAATGAAAGATTTACAGAAATTAAAGATAAAGCTTTAAATCCTTTCAAGTATGATAAGGAATATAAACAAAAAGAACAAGATTATTTAGTGTTAGAGAACAGTGGAATGTATCATACGGGTGTTTCTGTAGTTAAAGATGATGAAGGGCAAGTCTCAATGAAATCTGTAACAGAATTAATAGATTCAGAAATTAAGTAATAACCAGAGCCAAGCCTTAATTGGTTTGGCTTTATTAATATATATAAGGAGTGATTATATGAACGAATTAAGCACTAAACAACAACGCTTTGCTGATGAATACCTTAAATCATTAAACATTACTCAAGCAGCTATAAACGCTGGATATAGTAAAACAAGCGCTCATGTTGCAGGTAGTAGGCTGCTAAAGAATGATAAAGTTAAAAATTACATTGATAGTCAAAAGAAAGAACTCATGGAAAAAGGTGTACTCGAAGCACAAGAATTATTATATCTATTATCAAGAGCGGCAACAGGCGAAGAAACTGAAACTAAAGAGATAGTGGTTAAGCGTGGCGAGTATGTAGAAAATCCTGTTACTAAGCGTTTAAACGTTATCTATAATGAACATGTTGAATTGATTGAAGTACCTATTAAAGCGAGCGATAGATATAAAGCAAGAGATCTATTGGGCAAATATCATAGTATATGGACTGAAAACCATAACTTAAGTGTGGGAGAAGTTACGTTTGTTGATGATATTGATTAATGTATAAGGAGTGGTTAAATGCTACCAGACTTTGAAAAAAATAAGTTCACAGAGTATGAGTTATTGATGAAGTTTAACCCGAAGATTATTAATAGTAAGATTAAAGCTATGAATATGCAAATAGAGTGTATGTATCACTTAAATATGTCGCATGTTATCACTGCTGATAATGGGCAATTAGTATCTACTTCTTATCCACTAGACAAGCTGGTCATATATATCATTGAAGAAAAGAATAAGCTGGGCTATTACAAGCGTAAGTCTAAAGAAAGATTAAAGATATTAAAACGAGTAATCAGTTCTTATACATTACAAGAGCAAAGAAATGTCATGCGTTATATGGCTACTAATGGGCGTGTAAAAGATATTAATGTGATTGATAGGCTACAAGTCGATTTATATAAAGCTTACGGTAAAACAAGCGATATAGAGCAGATAAAGAGTATTAACGAGGTAGCAACTTATAAAGTGGAGGATAAGGCATGCACTGTATAGATGATAAGCAGGCAATGAAAGAGTTTATCTCTAATTACCACAAGTTAGCTAAGCCTATTAACTACCAAGAGGAAGATTTAGATACATTCTTTAATATAACTTATGATACTGATGATGAAATTATGCACGATCATGATATAGATGCGCATATACGCTTTAATGAAATAGAATCAATCGTTGAGAAGGTAGCCAGTGATAAGGAGTATTTTATATTCTTATTGTTAAGTGAAGGAAAGACGTACAAAGAAGTAGGTAAGTATTTTAATTTATGTGGTGAACGTGTAAGACAAATATATAATAAGTTAATTGAGAGATTGCCATAATGGTGATCTCTTTTGTTTTGTTTAAAAATATTAAATTGCTAAAAAATGCTAGAACGAATTTACGTTTATTGAGGTGTACTTATGTATTGCTGAGATGTAGATATAAGGTGTTAATATAGGATAGTTTTAGGATAGGTATAGCATAATGTTTAAAGTTAATTTATGCTAATATTTGGAGGGGTTTAATAACTGTAAAAAAGGTGTATCACCAATCGCAGCTAAGAAGAAACCAGGTTTAAACGAACCAGCATTAGCACCAGCAAATTATATCTTAGCTGGTCAATATATTAACTTCTTCTCAGTAACAAAAAAAGATGGTTTCTGGTGGGCAGAGTTGGAATATCCAACTAACCCGAAAGCTGGACGATTTTACTGTGCATTAGGACCAATTACACACAAAGATGAGAAGTTAAAAGAAGAAACAAAGCTATGGTTTGGCTTGAAGATTACAAGTAAAAAATAGTAATATGAATTTATGCTTTCCTTGTTACCCTAATCTATTGATAATTGATAACTATCAGCCCTCAAAATTTGTTTGGGGGTATTTTATTTGTTTTAATAACAGTTTAATGTTAATGTATTAGTTGTATTGTGAAATTGAAATACATTTTTGTAATTAAAGCACTAACCCTATCTAGCGGAAACTAGGTAGGGTTGTTTTTTTGTAAAAAATTAAAAATAATATGATAACATGCTTATAGATGGTGACTCATCAAATCTTAGTTCATTGTTTAAAAGTATAGTTTATGGGGTATAAATTATTTCAAATAAAAACAAGGGAATGATATTAACGAAAAACTATGATCTAAATATATTTTTTGTATGTCTAAGTATAATTTCGTTTATATGCTGTTTCTTAGTAACCCCATTTTTTATTAGTTTTACAATAATAAGTCTTTTATTAAGTATAAACCCTAAAAAAGAAGAAGGAGATAACATTGAAAAATAA